GAAGAATTTTCCTCTAAGAAATAACTATATAATAATTCTTACAATGTCTTCCAATGCAACGACTCGTGATTTCGCCACCACAGTTGCCAAGGCGCTCATTGCGCCTGGTGTCTGTGATACGCACGGGATGTCCTACCCATCGATTGGTGCGCCAAAGCAACTGATCACCGTTCACGGTAATGCTTCTATGACCACCGACGCTGGCGTTACGTCCGTTGTCGCTTACCTCGATCCTCTTTCGTTCCGTAGCGGTCAGCTTACTGCTACGCTTGTAGGTCGTAACGGTAACCTTGAGCCTATTCAATCTACCCAGGTTGACATCGGTACCGCTTCAAGTGATTTCTCTGCAGGCAGCGTCCTATCCCTTGCTATTACCGGCGAAAACACTTCTGGCGACGACTCCGTTTCCGGAACCGTGGCTGCAGGCGTGACGCATGATCTTATCGATGATGCGCAGGCTATGTCTCACGCCAAACTTGAACGCCAGACCGAGTACAAGGATTTCGTCTATAAATCAGCTCGTGAAGGTGCCGTGAACGCGGTTGCAATTACTCCCTACCTCCAGGGTGGATCTGCCTATGTTGGACGTGGTGCTTCTACCAACAAGTCGTCTGTTAAAAGTGTTTACACGGCAGGCGCGAGTGGTGGTCTTGCCGCCCTTGGTTTTCCAGCCGGTCTTGATGGTACCGCCACCTCTGGTAGCACCCTTACCGAAAAGATCATGTGGCACGCTAAGAACGTGACCGCCGATAAGGCTCGCTTTCTTAACGGAGCCGCAAAGGTCATTGAATTTGACGTTTCGCTCGCATCCACTGCTGCTTCCACTTCTACGGGTGCTCCTCCCATCAATTACGTGATCGAGTACGTTGACTCCACGTCCGAGACTGGCGTTATGGTTCCCGCCGGCGCGGCTTCCGCACATGCTGCTTTCGCGGCTGGAAGGGCCTCGTTTTCTATTACTAAGCCGATTAAGGACATCATTCTCAAGACTTCCCAGGCTAACAGCCAGGCCGTTAGCTCTCTTGTTGTGTCGGTTACCGAGCAGTATGAATGCGCTGACATCCCCGAAGCTCCTCGCGCATTCGTGGTGTTTGAAGGTTTGAAGCCCGGTACGTCTATCGTATCGGTCCGATGCGCCGCCACGCTCGCTGTCACCCCATCTCCTGAAAATGTGTCATTGATGCATCGTGCGCCTATTTCTACTGACGTTGATTACTCGCTGTTCTTTGAATTCATGACCGCATTCACTCGTGATGCGCCTATGGCCTTCACCCCTGAATCTCGTACTCAGTTTCTTACGATGTTCGACTCCCCTACTTCCATGCGAGCGCTCCAGCTCGCATTCGATTTCGATCGTGGTTTCAGAACTGTTGGCCGAGGGCTAAGGAATTTTGCCCGCGCTGCGAAGGAAACGCGTCATCAGGCGAGCCAAATTGCTAAGAAGGTCGACCCGATCTTCGTCGCGATCAAGGGTGAAGACATCCCGTTTTTGTCTGATGCTGCAAACCTTGGCCATCTCGCGGTGCGAGGGGCTCAGCGTACTACGATGCTTGAAGCGGCTTCTTACATGTGAAGGTTAAGCGCGTCGTTTCCTACGCTGGAGCGTCATGATGAAAAGTTGAGGCCAGGACATATATTCGTAATTGAGATTACTGATAGTAATCCGGGTCTAGGTCGTAAATATATAAAGTATGGAACTAATACTTATATTGATTCTAAACTATTGACTGTTACCGACAAACTCCTTCATTCTCTTGCGGATAAAAATGTCCATATATCTGTAAATTCCGATTTAGATATACTGGGCAGATCATGGGAAATGGCGTGCGTAATGGCATCACATGGGCTTGGAAACAATAAGAGTTATACTGGGAAAGTTGAATTAGTTACCCCATGGGGTGTCAAGTTTGATAATGTTGCCGGTGAAGTGATTAAGGAATCCATGATTCCTGATCTCGTTACCGCCGACGACATACCCGTTATTTCTGTTCAGGCGTCTCACAGCTAAGATCTGGAAAATAAAAGTC